CGACGACGGCACGCAGACGGTCGGCGTCGGAGGGTTCAGCCTCGGCTCGCCGGACGGCAACGACTGGGTGCTGCTGCTCGACGACTCCACGCTGGGACTACCCGCCCCATGAAGGTAACCTGACATGAGCCTCGTAATCGCAGCCAACACCAATACTGATGCCTACGTGGTGAGGATTGCATAGCGATGGCCCTTACAGTAGCAGGAGACGGAGACTACGGTGAGGTAACTACTACCGCCGCAATACCGCAATCAACCAGTTGGACGCTGGCGGGTTGGGTGCGAGTGAATTCACTGTCTGGTGGGGATAACGATGTATTCTCACTAACAGGCGCAAAAGAAGTCGACCTCGGATGGAATGGATCGGCGTTCGGCGGTTGGCATACCTCCTACTTCACGACAACCTCCAATCCTCCCGCAGATGGGACGTGGTTCTACTGTTACGAAACGTTCAACCTAGCATTATCTACGGTAGAAGTTGGTTGGTGGGACGGGGCCGCTTGGGTAACGGGATCGATTAGCGCAACATCCTTTGCCTCCAGTTCACTTTCAGTTGGAAACGCTTCCACCTTCACGTCTGGACTTAACGGAAGCCTAGCCTACGCACGCTGTTGGAGTTCCACTCTTACTCAAACTCAACTTGAGGCAGAGAAGGATTCAACGACTGCGGTAGTGACTGCGAACCTGTTGGACGATTGGCCGCTGATTTCCAACACTACTGAGGTGTCCGGTAACGGCGTCGATCTTACGCTATCTGGAGCCGCAGGATTTGATGCTGCCGATCCACTAGGTGGTGCGGCACCCTCTTTTTCTATAGCAGGCGACATTACTGTCACAGTAACTCCGGGCGCAACGACTTCGTTTTCTGGATCGTCTTCCTACTCACTGACCGGAGACATAACAGTAGAGGTTACTCCCGCTGCTACCACATCCATTGAACGGTATATTTCGTCTTCGGTTTCTACAAATGTATATCCACAAGCCACGGCACTTGTGTTTACACCCGCGAACGAAACAGTCACGGCGGCGGCCGGTGCAGCATCCCTGACCGTATCCGGTCAGGTGCCGACCGTTACTACGTCTACGTCTATCGATTCAATTGTAACGGCCGCATCTGCATCCTTGGTCTTAACCGGTCAGGTGCCGACAATACAGACCTCGGTCAGCACCGACGCCATAATGACGGCCGCATCTGCATCCCTGACCGTATCCGGTCAGGTGCCGACCGTTACTACGTCTACGTCTATCGATTCAATTGTAACGGCCGCATCTGCATCCCTGACCGTATCCGGTCAGGTGCCGACAATACAGACCTCGGTCAGCATCGACGCCATAATGACGGCCGGTGCAGCATCCCTGACCGTATCAGGTCAGGTGCCGACCGTTACTACAACCACACACATCAATCTTGTCGTGACATCGGGTACAAGCACGTTGACGATTGCAGGTATGGTTCCATTGCTTGAGGCTGGAGGAAACCTGACGGTAGAACCGATCACCGCCATTGTTTCCATTAGTGGTACCACACCAACAATACAGGGAGATTGCCGCGTCACGATTGAAAACGGACACCTGCACGTATCGTCGGACGATCAGGGCTTGGCTATTGGTGTTGCCGAAGAGGCACAAGCGGCGGACTTGGTCATCAATGGCTACGCCCCAAGCCTGTCGACCAGTACGGCGGCGCTGCTACAGCCCGGCACTGCAAGCATAACCCTCACCGGGCTCGCGCCGACGATACATACCGGTGCGGGCGTCCTCGTTAGTGTCGCCACTGGTATGTTGGAGGTCTCCGGATTATCGGCCGAAATCCATACCGGAACCCGCGTTCAAGCGAGGTCGGCCGACATCATCGTTAGTGGCAATGCGATTGAAGTGGTTGTGCCTCTTCGCCAACTGGTATTGGACGAGATTCAAGTGCGGCCAGTTGTATACGGAGAAGTGTTTGCGCGCACGATTATGGATGCAGACATAGACGTCGAAGAGCGCCTGCACGGAGATGTCTATATCGGACCAGACCACTAAATACATACATGAAATTCTATGTTGGCAATGACCACACTATCTACGTGCGTGGATTGAAACTTGATGATGGTGTCGCCATCAACGATGCTACCGTGGAGGCCACGCTGTATTTTCGTGACCGAAGCACCGCAATCCCCGGAATCACGTGGCCGATTGTTTTGACTCCGGAAGGAAGTGGTGGTCATTACAAGGGCAAGTTGCCGGTCAGTGCGGTTATCACTACCGCCAATCATACGGTCGTGTTGCGCGTCACTGCGACCACGACAGGAAACGACGTGTCAAGTTGGGACAGAGAACTCGTTGTCACTTGGCGTTGATCCCGTTTTCCTGTAGAATCCATTCCCTGATTTGAGGCGATCCCTTTGTGTTGCTCAAGACAATATGGGATCATTTAGAACAAAAACAACAAGTTGCGAGACCGATTTCCGTCGCGTTGATGCAAAGTCGAGCGACGCCTAAATACTCTCCGCACCCTACTAAAACGATAACAGGAGACCCGTTTTCAATGTCGAAATCCTACTTCGATGTGACCAGTAATCCCATCTATTCCGAGTTCATCAATCTCTCCCGATACGCACGATACCGTGACGATCTTGGCCGACGTGAAGTCTGGCCCGAGACCGTTGCACGGTACTTTGATTTCTTCGACGGCCATATCGAAAAGCATCATCCGAAGAGTGTCGAAGAGTATCGCAAGATCAGAAAGGAACTGGAGTCGTCGGTATTCAACCTCAAGACCATGCCGTCAATGCGCGCCCTGATGACGGCGGGCAAGGCGTTGGAACTTGACAACATGGCGGGGTTCAATCCTGTAACCGGTGACACGCGGGTGGTCACCAGAGAGTTGGGAAACATCAACATCTCGGAACTGGAAGGCAAAGAGTACACGGTTTTGAACAAAAACGGTGAGTGGACCAGTGCCACATTCAAGTCGTACGGCAGCCAACATGTCAGGAAGATCACCCTGCGGCTGGACTCAACCACGAAGACGGTGCAAGCGACGTATAATCATCGATGGGTACTGGAGGATGGCCGCGTCAAGGCATCTTATGAGTTGGTCGAGGGAGACCGCATTGCATTCGTATCGGCTCCCAAGCCGGAACCGGACGCAGACTACATCTTGGGGGTTCGGCATGGGCTCGTATATGGGGATGGAACGGCGCTCACAAGCTGTGAACGCGTCACTGGCTACCGCATAAGGCTGTATGGCAACAACAAGGAACTGTTGCAGTTCTTTGATGGTTATCCGGTTATCTATCCGGACAGTGCCAACGGTGATCCGATTGTCATGATGCATGATGGATTCGCGCAGACGCATGCATTGAAAGAGGTACCGGATGCCAGCGAGACCGAGTCCTACCTTCTCGGTTTCATGCGGGGACTGATTGCCGCAAGCGACAGTGTAGTGAAAATGGGCCGCGTGTCTCTTTATGTATCGGCAGAGGCCGCGTTATGGATCAAGAATCACGGCGAGCGGTTGGGGTTCACGGTCCAGAGAATAGGCACGCGCTCATCCAATACCAGTAGCGGCAAGAAGCACAGTTACGTAGTGCATCTCAGTCGCTCTTCCGTGGTGGCCGAGGACTTCCTGTGCTCGTGGCAGAAGTCGAAGTTCGAGTCATGGGATTCCCCCCATTACGTGGTCACGTCGGCCACGGACGGAGGTCTTGGGCGCGTATACTGCGCTGAAGTCCCGGATACCAACACATTTGTTCTGGAAGGCGGGCTTGTTACCGGAAACTGTTCCTACCTGCCTATCGATGACCCGCGCTGCTTTGACGAGTTGATGTACATCCTGCTATGCGGGACCGGGGTCGGCTTTTCAGTTGAAGAGCGCTACGTAAACAGGCTCCCCGTCGTCTCGGAAGAGTTCCATCATACCGAGACCCCCATTGTGGTTAGTGACTCGAAGATAGGATGGGCGAGTGCTTTGCGCGAGATGATCTCACTGCTGTACGCCGGACGCATCCCGTCGTGGGACATGAGCCGCGTGCGCCCGGCAGGCGCACGCCTGAAGACGTTTGGGGGGCGTTCCAGCGGTCCCGAACCGCTCAAGGCCCTGTTCCACTTCACGGTAGAACTCTTCTGTAAGGCTGCCGGGCGGCGTCTCACGACCCTTGAGAGCCATGACCTTGTCTGCAAGATCGCCGACGTGGTCGTGGTCGGGGGCGTACGGAGAAGTGCCCTCATCTCCCTGACCGATGTAAATGACGACCGCATGCGAGTTGCGAAGTCCGGTCAATGGTGGATCGAGAATCCGCAACGGGCGCTGGCGAACATCAGCGCGACCTACAACGAGAAACCCTCATTCGAACTGATGCTCAAGGAGTTGGTTGCATTGTATGAGTCTCGTTCCGGTGAACGTGGCATCTTCAGTCGTTACGCTTCACAGAAACAGGCGGAGAAGAATGGCCGTCGTGAGTCGGATCATGAATATGGCACGAATCCATGCCTGACTGCTGATATGCTGTTACTCACGGACCGGGGGCTACAGTCTATCGGGGCGCTCGCTTCTCGACATGAGCCATTCATGATCTACAACGGAAACCGCGAGTATCGACCATCCGTTGCATGGAGAACAGGAGTGAAGCCCGTCTACGAGGTAACGCTGAGCAATGGGTTGTCGTTCAAGGCAACGGCCGATCATCGGGTGGAGGTATGCCGCAAGCAGCACCCGTCGCAAGATTGCGACACGGAGACGATGGAAAGTCGGGTCGACGCCCTTGCTGTCGGCACAAGGATGAAGACCTTTGTCGGCAATGGCCAATGGCATGGAGAAGTACCATGTGATTTTACAGAGGCCATAATGGCCGGTTTGTTTCACGGTGCCGGCTATGTGTCCGACGTGGACCCCGATTCCATCTGCGTTGTAATCGAGGATGATGTTGAAGAAGTGGAAGCGGCGCTTCATTACGTCTATGGGAGCCACGTCCGGAAAACGACATACGCGGATGGGGCCGTCGTCTATACCATCATGGGCATCCGAGCGCGACTTGAATCCTTGGGACTGAGTTTCGATCCATTTTCGCAACGGCAATTCCCGCGCGCGGTACTCACATGGTCATCCGACATGGTACGGGGATTCGTTCGAGGCGTTTACAGCGCCACGGGCTCATCCATACCGGAGCAGAACCGGATCACGCTCAGGACAACCTGCAAGCCATTCATCGATGACATGCAGCGACTGATGGTCGCCCTCGGTTTCTCTGCGTTTACAACAACAAGTGGAGAAGGCTGCGTTCTCGATGTCGTCGGCTATGATGACTATGAGCGCTTTCGGCACGAGATCGGATTCTTGCAGCTACACGAATGCGCGATGCCCGCGAACGGTAGTGGTCCCTCCAAGGCCCCTCGTTCCGCAGAAGTGGTGTCGGTAGCATACGTGGGAGAGGAAGAAGTGTTCGACTTCCATGAGTCGGACACACATTGGGGATGGGTCAATGGCCTCAAGATTCACAACTGTAGCGAAATCATATTGCGCCCGATGGAGACCTGCAATCTGTCCGAGGTCGTGATCCGACCCAATGACACCCTTAAACAACTGAAGGACAAGGTGCGCACGGCCACCATTCTTGGCACCCTGCAATCAACATTGACCCGCTTTCGTTATGTACGCAAGGCGTGGCAACGCAACGGCGAAGAGGAACGCTTGCTCGGGGTGAGCCTGACGGGCATTATGGATCACCCGGTGCTGAATGGTTCACGTACATGGGACGGCACGGAGTCCACCGGGCCTGACAATGACATACTCAAACAGGCGCTGAAAGAACTCAAACAGGTTGCCATCGACACGAACAAGCAATGGGCGCAGCAGCTTGGCATCAACCAGTCCGTGGCTATCACGTGTGTGAAACCAAGCGGTACCGTGTCGCAGCTATGTGATACCTCCTCTGGCATTCATCCGCGTTACTCGAAGTACTACCTTCGTTCCGTGCGCTGTGACACGAGGGACCCGATTGCGCAGTTCATGATCGACCGGGGCTTCATTTATGAGCTTGCCCGCTCGAACCCGAACACCTACGTGTTCTACTTCCCGGTCAAGTCCCCGGACCATACCGTGACCTCGGAGCAGGTCGGGGCGATCCAGCAGCTTGAATTGTGGCGAACCTATCAGGAACACTGGTGCGAGCACAAACCGTCGATGACCTGTTACTATCGCGACCACGAGTTTCTTGATGTGGCCTCATGGGTATGGAAGGGTTTTGATCGAATCAGCGGGGTCAGTTTCCTCCCCCACACCGATCATACCTACGAGCAGGCGCCATATATCGAGATTTCAAAGGAAACGTACGAAGAATATCTTGACAAACAGCCCGATCCGGCTACAATTGACTGGACTGAACTCGGCCAATATGAATTCGAGGACAATACAACCGGGCAGCAGGAACTCGCGTGCTCGGCCGGTTCATGTGAGATTTGAGGGAGTGCAAGACCCATGCAGACCCATGACCCCGTCATTGTGGTGTCCGGAGACAAGTTCCCCTTCGTTGCCAATCGAACGAAGGGGAGCATCATCCTTCCGGGATGTGAGTCGGTCATTACGGGCGCCAACACCGTGTTCAACGTCGACACGAGGGCATCGTTTCCAATCGCGGTCTATTTCATATTCTGGACCATGGTCAACCGCATCTCCGACAAGGACGTGGAGTGGTTTGGATTCGAGTCCCGGGACGAAGTCTTGGCGTTTTTTCAAAGGGAACATCCGGAACTGACAACCAACAGTCTAGTCACGGTCATCCGATTTTGGAATGATACCGTGTTTGGATCGGGAGCATGAACATGACGACCAAGAGTGCCAGTGCCAGTGCCAGTGCCAAATTCTGGAGCAATACCATCGCCTACGCCATATGGATCGCGCTCGGCGTGCTCATGTACACACATCCCGACTTGGATCGGGAGCTTTCGGTGCTCATGGATATCCCGCTGCAACTTGCAACCGGGATGGTCTATGGCGTAATCGCGGCCGGGGCGATCCACATGCTGTTTATTCTGTAGAACAAGGGACGACGATCATCATGAAACTGGTCATTGCATCCGACCTGCACAACGAAATGCGGCATGACCCCCGTCCTGTCGAAAACCCGTTCCCACGGATCGCCGACGAACATGAGATGGCGATCATCGTGGCCGGCGATCTCGGGTCCATCAAGTACATGCAGGACACGATCCTTCCATACATCAAGGACCTTTCCGGACGTTTCCGGGCCGTGATCTATGTCCCGGGGAACCACGAGTTCTACGGCAGTGACATCGAAATGGCCGATGCAAAGCTGGCTCACGCTCTGCGGCGGCTCACCAACGTGTACTATTCCACGATCCAAGGTAAGTCCATCTTGCTCGACGACCTACAGATCGTGAGTCATCCGCTGTTCTCTGATATGGGCGGCACAGAAGAGACGAAGTATGCCATCGAATGCGCGCTTTTCGACTTCCGGGTCATTACGATCAACGGACGCGCGATCACGGGCGACAACTACGTCGACTACTTCACGCAGGCACAGCGTTTCATTGGCGAGGAACTGTCACGGAATGACCACAAACACAAACAGGTCGTGGTAACGCATTGGGCGCCCTCGTATCAGTCCGTGCATCCACGATTTCGGAACACGTCCGTCAATGGCGGGTTCTGTAGCGAAATCGATTTCGATACGTTACGCCCGGCACTTTGGGTGCATGGTCACACGCATGACGCGTTCGACTACACGATCAAGGACACACGCATCGTGTGCAACCCGGAAGGCTATCGCAGCGAGCACGGGTTTAACGGCTATCGATCCATGAAGGTGATTGAAGTCTGATGGAGATCGACAATGAACAACAGCAAATCCGACGAAACCCTTGCAAGAATCACAATCACCATGATCATGATCATCGCGGGTATACCACTGGTTCTGTTGTTGTGGTGGGTGGTCTACGCCGCAGTGCTCTACCTGTCGCCGGCAGGAGTGGCCGCAATTTTCATGTTCGTGTGTGTAGCCATATTCATGCGCCTTGAGGTCTGACACGGGGCGGCTGCTTTTCAGATGAAACCCTGATAATTGACAATCATGCTCGTTCATGTTAGGATGAAACATAGCGTTGGGGAGGATGCATGATGCTTTACAAGCCATATCCCAAGACACTGTCGGATGATCTGAAGGGATACGAGGTCACGCACGGTCTTGCCGACCCATATGTTGATACCGAGTACGGCACGCTCATGTCCGTCGATGACGAGTTCGCCTATGTACGGTTCACCAAGAATGGTGCGGCCAAGAAGTGCCTCCGAGAGAACGTGGAAGTATGCAAGGTGCAGCATGATCACGACATCATGTTTCTGACCGATGCATTCTTCGCGGGTATTGATCTGACCCTGTCCGAGGAGGAGATTCAGCAACAGGTTCGTGCGAACTACAACACCGTGCTGAAGAGCACCACCGGCAAGCGCAACAAGCGTGATCCCATTGCGGCCGGAAAGCGAACCAGCAAGAAGAAGTCCGTCAGCAAGAAGAACGAAGCAAAGCCGGTCGAGACCCCGACCGTCGCGCGTCGTCGTGCCAGCAAGAAGAAGGCCACGACGACGGTCGCTCCGAATCAGCCGGCGTCACTGATGATCAAATGCAAGGATGGCATCTAGGGCGGACACGAATGACAGGTCCTTGCGCGGTTGTTATACTACTGCCTTATCGGGACTCGGTCTCACAATAACAACAATAGGAATCCCACTACATGACACGGGCAAAGATTGCCAGTTCTGCGGAACGATTGAAAAGCCGTTATCATTATGCGCGAAACGTACTCAAGCGCTCCCCCAACAATGTCCTATCCCGGGATGAACAAGTCGAGGTCTGCTATCTTATCAAGCGGATTGAAGACTATGGGTTCCGGTTCTTCCCGGATCACTACCTGCGTGATGATGTGGTTCGTCTGGAGCGCTTGGCCGGACGGGAGCACTGATCCATGACCAAGAAAGTAGAGTGGAAGCCGACCGACGCCGACCATCTACTGTACGAATTGTACATCGATGACAAACCCGCACTCGTCAGGTTTTCAACCCAAACCTATCGGGCACTGATTCGCGAGTTCCCCAACATTGATATCAAGGGTTTCGTCGTCGATTCCATGGAAGACATCCTCGTGAAGGACCACGAACTCAGCCTCACCAAAGAAGAGGTCCATCAACTCGCGGAACAGTTCCGCGATATTGCCACAAAGGAAGACTGCAAGAAATGACTACCAGAGACTATCGAGCCCCGCAACTCAACGAAGATCAGCGCGAGACGCTACGCAAGCTCGTCATCGAGGGCGTGAACAGCCGCGTTCGTCAGGATGCCGAGAAGGACCTTACCAAGGAACTGCGCCAGCGCGCAAAGGAAGAACTTGGGGTAAATACCAAGTTGTTCAACAAGGTCGTCGAGATCGCTCACAAAGAGAGCGGAGAACAGTACGATACGGAAACGGAGTCCGTGCTGTTGCTGGCCGAATGCGTAGGCATATATCACTCCGACAAGTAAACGGGAACAAGCCAAGGATGGCAATTTACAATGAATAAACTAAAAAGAATCGTAAAATTTTTGCTCAGCGTATTGTTCTGGATCACCTTCATTACCTTCCTCACTACCGGCATCGTGATATTGTATGTCGCCTTCATCCTTGTGTGGATACTGGATACGGGTCTATCACGCCTGAGCCGGGGGAACGAAGTATAGATGTATATCGACGCGGAACGCATTCGAGGTACGAATGACGTCATGGTGTGGTGTCGAGACGACAAGGGCACGCTCTATACCTATCAGGACACCATGAAGCACTACTGCTACGTGGAGAGCCCCAAGGGAGAGTATCAATCCATCTTTGGCCACAAACTGGCCCGAGTAGACTTTGATACGTGGGGTGCCTTCGAGCGATACAAGCAGAGCAAATCCAACCTGTTCGAGTCGGATATCAATTCGATCTACAAGTACCTCTCCGATACCTTTCATGATGCCTCGCCGGGAACACTCAATGTCGGACTGTTTGACATCGAGGTCTATCCCAATCTGGAGGCAGGAAAGGGGTATCCAATCCACGACGATCCGCACGGGTACATCAACTCGATCTCCCTGTTCGACCGCACGAAACAGGTGTATCACCTGTTCTTGCTGGACTCGGACCATATCACGGTCCAGTCCCCGGACGGCCTGCCGGTCGAACACCATTACCATTCACAGGAAATACACCTGCTTTATGACTTCTTCCATACCATCAAGCCGATAGACATTCTCAGCGCTTGGCATGGTGACGGCTTCGACATCCCCTACATGATCGCGCGCACGGCCATGTTGCTGGGACCCAATGCCACCAGACATTTCTGTCGGAGTGACTTCCGGCCGATTGCTCGTACCCTCAATGACGACTACGGTAATGAAGAGACCCGGTACATGTTGGTCGGGCGCCCGCACATTGACATGCTCAAAGCCTACAAGAAGTTCACGTTCGAAGAGCGGCCCTCCTACAAGCTCGACAGTATTGCCGAGGAAGAGGTCGGTGAACGCAAGACCGAGTACAGTGGTGACCTCGGCAGGCTCTACAACGAAGACCGCCAGACCTTCTATGACTACTCCCTGCGCGATACCTACCTACTCAAGAAGCTGGATGACAAGCTGCGCCATATTGACCTAGTGGTGACCATGGCACGGCAGGCCAGCGTTCGTTTCAACGACGTCTTTGGCAGCATTCGGTATCTGGAACACACGATTCTCAACTACTGCCATTTTCACAAGGACCCGATGCTGATCGTCCCTGACAAGAAGGACCATCTACGGGAAGCGTTTCCGGGGGCATTGGTATTCAAGACGATGACCGGGGTTCATGGTTGGTCCACGTCCATCGACCTGACCTCACTATACCCATCCGTGATCATGGCACTCGGGATCAGTCCGGAGTCCATTGTCATGCAGTGTGAGAGTCGCGGAGAGGATTTCGTTCGAATCGTGGAACGTCAAGAGACCATGGTCACCGTGGTGGTGCGCAACAATTTGACGGATGAACGGGAGTCGTTCACCATCAGCGCCCGTGAACTTGACGATGTGATCCGTAGCAATGGCTACACGCTTTCTGCCAATGGCACCATCTTCGATGGCAGGGGTGGTATCATTCCCGAAGTGATTCGTCTGTGGTTTGAAACTCGAAAGCAATTGAAAGACCGGATGAAAGTCTGCGCGAAGGCAGGCGACCACGAGGGCGAGAAGTTCTACGACATGCGCCAACACATCCAGAAGATCAATCTAAACTCACTCTACGGCATGTTGGCCAATCCGTTCTCCCGTTTCTTTGATATCGAAATGGCCCGCTCCATCACGCTCACCGGTCAGGAGATCGCGAAACACCAGACGCGGATGGCAGATGAGATCGTCAGGGGCGCCGTATGAGCACGCGTCCGAGGAGGGGCACCGCCGGTAGCTTTCATACGTGGTTCGAGCAGGAGGACGGCAGCATGCGCCTCCTGCAATACGATGCCACACATGTCATCGCGGGCGACACGGATTCATCATACGTCTCGTTGGATTCCATCTTCAAGCCCGATGCGAGCGTCGATGATGTAGTCAGTTATGCCAACAATCTTGGCATAAAGGTCAACCAGAGCTTCCCGCGATTCATGCAACGGGTGTTCAATGTCGGCGAAAATCGCATGTCCTTCAACGGCGAGCAGGTGATCGTGACCGACCGGGAAGTCGTGGCCGACAAGGCCCTGTTCAAGGCCAAGAAGAACTACATGATGCACTTGGTCGACAAGGACGGGAAGCGCATAGACAAGAACAAGATTACCGGCTTGGAGATCATCAAGGCGGATACCCCCGGTTGTGTGCAGGATTTCCTTCTGAAAGCTGTCCTGAGCATTGTTGATGGCGCTGACTATGAAACGATCCGGGACATGATTGCGGAGTTCAAGTCCGAGTATCACGAGAAGACGTTTCAGGAGATCGGCCGGCCAATGTCGGTGAAAGTGCTCAAGAAGTGCGAAGACGAATACAAGACGTCCGGGACCATGAAGGGGTTCAGTTACCATGTCCGCGCCGCCATGTTTTACAATAGCCTCTGCGGACCGAACGACATAAGAATCCGGTCGGGTGACAAGATCGCAATCTGTTACATCGACCATCCAGACAGCAAGTACATTGCGGTTCCCATCGATGCCGACGTACTACCAGACTTTGTCGCCGACATGAGCGTGGATTGGAAGACGCAATGGAAGACTGTAGAGAAGAAAATAGGAAACTATCTCAAGTCCCTAGGATGGGACATCCAGAGCCGTCAGGAAGATGTTCTCAATCAATTCATAGAGTAAACGTATAACAAATGGCTATACAAGAAGAACAACAGAAACCAAAACACGCTGACTCTTCCAAAGAACAGATCATCATGCAGACCGCTAGGGGGCTATACATAGACCTCTACAACATCTCGGCCAATGAACTGTTCATTGAGGACATCGCCCATTCATTGGGGAACCAATGTCGTTATGGCGGTCATACGCACGAGTTCTATTCAGTAGCGGAGCATTCAGTACTAGCCTCCAAGATAGGGGAGTTCTTCTGCGAGCAGTTCCCAAACGAAATGGCGCAGTTGTTAGGTATTGATGATGTTGGGGGCTTGGATGGAATCCGGAACGAGTACCTTTTGGGGCTTCTTATGCATGATGCATCTGAAGCCTATCTTTCCGATGTGATCACTCCCATCAAGCGCAAGCTTGGGGACTACCTCCTCATCGAGGAACGCATTCAGAAGAAGATCGAGGGACTGTTGGGGCTGCATTTCAGCCGCCCCGAGGAATCGGCCGCGATCAAGATGGTCGACATCTTCATGTTGATCATTGAATCGTTGCACCTGATGATAGACCCGCAACCCATGATCGATACGGAGTTCCCCAAGTTGCCGCAGTTCGTGCAGGAGTGGTTCCGTGAGGACTTCGATATCGATGCACACGGCTGGATGGTACCAATGCCGCTGTTGCCGAAACCCGCCAAACAGGCGTTTCTGGATCATTTCGATATCCGTGTCGAAGCCATGGAGGCGGCATGAATATCACACTCTTGCACAATCGTCTCAAGATCATTCAGTCCGTGTCCAAGATCGACCGGGTCGTAATCAACAAAACGAACGATGAGGACGAGTGTTTGACCTACCGGGGGATGAACGATGATGCCTCTTTGGTCCTGTTCGATGAACACGAGCAACACTTCGATGAGGATTGGGGTGCCTATTCCATGGGGATCGGTTCTGTGGGAACCCTGTTGGACCGGCTGTCATTGTTCGATCTGAGCGCGGCGCGGGTCGAGGTCACGAGCAACGAAGACCATGTGCTGGAGCGGCTGTCGATCAAGCAGTCGCGGCAAAAGGCGACGTATACGTTCACACCCCCGGAACGATGTGTGACATGGAAGCGCAACAAACACGCCTATGAAGAGGTCATCTTCACCATGAAATTCGACAAGACATGGTGGCAGGATGTGCAACGAGCAATCAGTTCCATGCGCCAGTCACAACACGGAGCCGAGTCCTTCAATGTCGTCTGTGACAAGAAGGGTGAGGTCAAGCTGATCCTGCGTGACGCAGACAAGGGGGATTGCTTTGAATACGTGCTGGCAACAGCAGAAGAATCCGAACAGCAGACCAAGTGGTCTGCGTGTTGGAAGACGGCAACGGTACAGAAGTTGATACGAGAGGGCATAAAGTTCAATTCAAACGGAACCATCCAAATCGGTATCACTCAAAGAGGTATGGGTATAGTGGAGGTCGATGGCTTGGCTTTCTTCCTGATCCCATACATCGAAGACTAACGTTGCAGACAACGAAAACAAAAGAGGAATCACAGCAATAATGAGCAGACTGACAAAGACCGAACTCAAGACCGAACTCCTGAAAGACAAGCTGGCAAAAGAAGAAGAAAAGCGCGGCGGCAAGAGCGATTCACGCATGCTGCCGTTCTGGAATCTGACCCCGCGCGAACAAATCAAGATGGTAATCGTCCCGGACGAGAAGCAGAACCTCTTCGTCAAGTATCGCACCCATGGCGGGAAGCTTTCGGGTGTCAAGTCGATCAACTGTGCCTATGAATCGTCAGGGGAGAGTTGCCCGGCATGCCAGTTGTCGTTTCAGTATTACAACGAAGGCGACAAGGATGAGGCCGCGAAGTGGCGCTCCAAGGAGACCTTCATCTCGCAGTGCATCCCGATTGAATCGGATATCGAGATTCCGGAGAATGAGGACGGCAACCTCGTGAAACTGATGTATCTGCCATGGGCGGTCAAGGAGAAACTGACCGAGGCCATCATGAGCGGCGAGATCGATGATCCCTCTGATCATGTATTCGTGTTGCGCGCCAGCAAGAATCAGGGCGGACGTAACTCATACGAGAACTCGTACTTCCTGCACAAGCCCTTGGAAGACGAGGTCCCCAAGGAGTTCTTCGAGGCGGCGGATGCCGGACTCATTCAGCCTTACGATCTAGAGGCCGAATTGCCGGCTCCGACTACCACGCACGACGTCCAGACGTGGCTTGACGGCGCACTGGAAACCGTGGAAAATGCCCGCAAGGCAAAATCGTCTGCGGAGGACGTTAAATCGAAAATCCGGGATTCCCGGAATGACGATGAGGACCATACCGACACCACAACGAGCGCACCTGTGCGCGAGACCGAACCGGTGTCGAGTGAAAACAGCACATCCGCATTACGTGAACGCCTGCGTAATCGAGCACGCAATACCGCCGACGACTGATCCCGGTCGTCCTGTCGGAGTGAAACAGAGGGGGACATTGTCCCCCTCGTCTTTTTGAATGAAGGGGAAATCTGATGGCCAACAAAAAAGGCACGTCCGCGAGCCAGAAGGCACAGTATCAGAGCTACAAGGCCGAACAGCGCTGGAAGAAGAACCGCATACTGAAACTCCAGCGTCACGTGAAGCGGTATCCGCAAGATCAGCAGGCCAAGGCCGCGCTCGCGCGCGCGGAGGACGGGGATATGGTCTATCGTCGCAAACGCCCGCTGTCGCACAAGAAAGTATGGACCGCAACCGCCCGCTACGAGGCACAGTTGTTGCGTCAGGCAGGCAGCAAGGGTACCGACGTGTTCCTCTCGGATGAGGTCAAGCTGCGCAGGGCCAAGTCCCGCATCGCACAGGACAAGAAGAGGTCCGGTGCGGACATTCTGGAGGACGTGGCATGACCATCGTCAACCGGGTGCATTTGTGGTACCAACGACGGAAATCCTACGCCTATTGTCGAGAGATACTGCCATTGCGTATCCCGGTATACAAGGCGCGGTCAAGAGGCGTCTACCATTGCACCGGGAGCGGCGTCTACCATATCGGTGATCTGTATTGCTTCTGCAACTTCGATGGATACACCAATGGCTGATATCTGGTTCCAGAAGTACCGGCCTCGGTCATTCGACGAGTACGCGTTTCAGAATGAAACCGTCAAGCGCTTCGTTCAAGACTGTATCGAGACCGGCATCATTCCCAATCTCCTGTTGAGTGGCGGTCCGGGTACCGGCAAAAGCAGCTTGGCGCAAGTCCTGCTCAACGAACTGTCCATCGAGCGCAGTGATGTGTTGCAGATCAATGCATCGGCCGAAAGCGGCATCGATACGATCCGCGAACGCATTGTGAGCTTCTGCCGCACATTCCCTAGCGGGGCATTCAAGGTGGTCCTGCTCGAAGAAGCGGATGGCCTCACGCCGAATGCACAGCGAGCACTTCGGCAACTGAGTGGCGAGGACTATCTGGACACGGTGCGATTCATCTTCACGTGCAACTACCCCTCCAAGATCATCGAGCCGCTGCACAGTCGATGCCAGTGCATCGAGATCAGTCAACCCGACAAGGACATGGTCTTCGATCTGGTTGCGGGCATACTGGAAAACGAACTCCCGGAAGATCGTCAGGCGCTCTCGGACGAAGATATCGAGACGATTACCGTACACATTGAACGGTTCTATCCGGACCTCAGACGCATCATCAATTCCATCCAGCAGGGGATCGACAAGGAGGGCAACATCCACTTGCCCGCCGGCAAGACGGATCACGAGGACATGGAACGATGGGAACATGCATGGGAGCACCTTTCGGACCGATTGCTCGACGGTCAAGCGCTGGATCAGGTGATTCGGGTCCGGTTCCTGCCATTGACGGCAGTTGTCACGACCGACAACTTTGACACGGTCTACACGATCATGTATCGCAACATCGAGGGATTGAACAGATTTTGGACGGATGGTAATGTCACCGAGATGGTAATCCCGCTCATTGCGGAACATTTGTATCGGGCATATACCATGGCAAACCAGCAAATGAATCTTGATGCATGCCTGTATCGAATGATCCATGAAGCACAGGCGCAGTGAAAGCCTCGACAAATTCGGGGTTTGGGTGTTTCATTTGAATACGTCTTCTTGCCGGGTTTCACATTTCCATTGGCTTCTGGTATCATGATGCAATCCTTGATAAGGCATCCGCAATGAGATCGACAGAGTTTGACGGGTACCGCGCACACGTGCCGCTCATACGCGATTCGGTTTCGCTCGAAGCGAACCTTGTTCATGAAGATGTCGTTGATCGCATCTTGGTGGATGCGTATCGCAACATGATTGCCACAAAGACGATGCCGTACGAATTAGCGATCACCAACAACGAGAACGAGCCACCGCGTTGGCAAGAAGCGCGAGCACGATGGGGCAAGGCATATGAGACCTCCTCCACATACTGGAGACTCGGTATGTCGTCACACAACTGTTATCACCTACGACGGCGCACACGGTACCCACTGGTCGCGGTCAGCTACATTGCGGCGCCGGCACAAATCTTCTCCAGTCGGCTCTTGGATTCGTTTGTCGGAAGCGGGAAAACGAAAAACATCACACGGGTGTTGTTCGGACAGTTCGACCGCGCCAAGGAGAAGCTGTGGGCAGAGATCAAGGACACCCCAATCAGCGAAATCGATCTGTCGCTCGCACATATCTTGGATTCCCTTTCCCTGAAATCGGCACTTCGTGACAAGATTGATTTGGGAGATCGAAAAACCCGCAGGTTCTACAAGGAACTGTCGGCGCTCATGTCCGTGGTTCTTTTCAGTCGATTGATGTTGTCGCTCATGGTGCGAGACCAATGGCTGAGCGAGTTCACGGCCGCTCAGCCACGTGCCGCCGACGATACCCGTGTCCACAGGAACCATAGAAATCGGGTCTACATGGTTCGCCTGTCTACGACTGGCGTCAGACGCGCCAAGGGGGCTCATATGATGCAGATTCTATAAGAGCGTGATATATATGGTGTGAGAACAGAAGAATTACAAAAGAACATATTGATGAGAGAAGTGAACGGTCCCCGTCCGGCAGGGCGGGGACATTTATCTCCCGAGACCTTCCATGGCCAAATACCAGAACGACATTCATCAAGTCCTGCGACAGGTCAATCAAGGCAACACCCTCTACTTCAACGAACTACAAGACAGTGAAGAACGCCGCAAAGCGCTGTCGCCATTCGTCGTGTTTCATTTCCTCGCGGGCGCGCGCGACCACCGCGCCGCACATGTCGTGATGACCAATGATCAGGTGAACCCATACCTGTTCTCCCTGTCACAACACCCGCTGCTCCTGTACAAACTGATGACGAGCGCGAACTGTGGCATTGGCGATAACGATCAATACCAGTTCTCCAAGCCGCGACAGGATACGATCACGATCACGGAACGACTGATTGCACGGCACTTCGGATGCTCCATACGGGAAGCCCGGGACATCATGACGCTGATCGACAAGAAAGAACTGGATCAGATCAAGGATATGTACGCATGAGCGACATATATACGGAGGTCTTCGGCAAGACCATGGAACAGGTCTACCAGAACGGGATCGTCACCGGGCTGGAAAAGGACTATCGATGCAGCGTGTGTGGACGCGAGTACGTGCGTCTGAGCGCAGCCAAGAAACACTTCGAGCGGCGCGACTGTCATGACTATCGCAGCTTGTTCAAAGGCTCTCGGTTCGAACAGGAAATGGAAAGGCTGCTGATCGACATGAAGAGAAGGCTGCTGATCGCCACAGAGTTCAGGACGAACTCACATATGGGGATACATACCATACATACCACAGGTGAATACGATCTGCTCGCGAAATACACGGCCTTTTGTATCAAACACATGCGCAATACACGCAATCGATCCATGTACTCCAGATTCCTGTTGCACGAACTCGTCCCCGATTATTCCTTGTCCCCGATGTCAATACGAAAAGAGGTGCATCAACACATCAACACGGTACTGAAAGTCGGCGGCAAGGGGACCTATCTGTACAAGTTCCGGGATTACGCCCTGCAACGGCCGGAACCGCCCCAATACTACTCCGCATTCATACACACATACCAGACGGACCTGAGCGACGACGACGAGTTCCTGTTATGTTCATTGGAACGAGTAGACCTGCCATTGGAACTGGCTCGCGCGGTGTTCCATCTGGATTCCCGGATCGAACGTCTCAGTGACACACAGAAGATGCGACTGGAACACCTCATGGATCGAATCGACATGTTGACCAGACTATGACGCAGACATTCGACATTGACATTGACATTGCACCGGGCGTAGAACGTTCCGAGTATGGCACCCGGGCGATGATCCACGAAAACTACAGGATCAAACCACATCCCTGTGGGGTGTACCTGCATCCCGTGGCGACCGACCCCGAAACCGGGTTGTGTTCCATATGTTATTGGGACGATGATGTCTACCAGTATCGCAAGGTCGATCTGTTGGTCAATACTGCGTATGCGATCTTCGACCGCCCCGGAGCCAACAAGGAGCTGGTACTTGCGGCCTACCATCGAGTGGTGGATTGGGACCTCTTCTGTACCACCAAGTACCTGAAGCGGTTACCCCACGTGAAGGGGCACATCGAGTTCGTACAACAGATACAGCCGCGTTCCATTCATGATCTGGCCGATCTGCTGGCACTGATCCGGCCCGGGAAGGTGCATCTGATCGATGCCTATCTGTCCGGGAAGAAAGAACACGTACGCAAGAACCTGTACGTGCGACCACCCAACAACAAGATGTACTTCAAGAAGTCACACAGCTATGCCTATGCGGCCATGATCATCTCCGTGTTCAACGAGATGGTCCAGAATCATGCGTTCTTGGAATGAGGGCGTACGGATTGTCTGCGCTGCTTGATCTTGGGAGTGACCTCCAGATTGGCGGTCGAGTCCCGGATGTTGTTGCGATGAATCAGGTTGGCGGAAGGTAGGTGGAACTGCGGGAAATGCGTGGTGGCATAGATGGAGAACCGCTTGGTCGAGTGTGTGAATCGCCATAGCAATGCCAACAGGGTGAGGTCCGGGTCTTCGGCCATGGAGAAGTCAAAGAAGTAGATGTGCTTCTTTGACACATAGTCGACAATCCCGTAGTATTCCTTGCCACTGTTAAGCGTTATTCGATCAAAAACTGGATATGTAGTCATGGACGTGTATTTAGTCCAACGTGGACGCTTGCAGTGAAAATACTCACACCAGTTGTTGATGTGTTCTCCTTGATGCACGCAGACGCCCTAGCAGCGTCCACGAACTACGTGGTGATAGCATCGGTGTTCTTCATCTATCGAGAACAGACGGATATCTATCGCGTGTTCCGCTGTACATGGAAGTCCCCCGGCATGGGCACCGGATTGGAAGAAAACATCGGCATCGATACGATCCTGCATTCATTCGATGTCGGTTCGCCCCATTACCAGTTCCAAGAGATTCCGGCCGAGGACCTGATAGGGCGATTCCTGTGGTCTGCTCATGCCATTCGAGCCGATGCCCCGTGGCGTCAAAACGATGGTCAGTGGTGCCCCATGTATCGTACCCGCGAATCCATCGTCAATCTGATAAGTAAAAGCAAAGATGGTTCGAACCCGGTCTCTGCCCTCATACATATCTGCGCGCACACGGTCACCAAAGACGTGCGGTTTATCGACATTTCGGATGTGATAGAGAACCTGACTATCGATGAACTCACGCAGTTCATCATGTCAAAACGATTCATGAATAGTCATGGCCACAGACCCTTCGATGATTGTCATACTTACCGGGATATCGCGCAGCAGTTGGTGTTTGATCTGAGGTTCTAATGGGTGATCTGACGCGGGAAATCGAGGCTCGAATCCATCAGGCGATATCACTTGGTGCCGCCACCGATTCCGGGTTTCATTCGTATCTGTGTCCGATCTGTGAGGACACCAAACACGGCAGGGCTGGTTTTCGCTTTGACGACGAAGCGATCATCTACAATTGCTTTCGCGCGTCATGCACCGCCTCGTGTTCCTACAAGGAAGGACAATACGTCAATCGTAGGTTCCGGCAGTTGATGGACGCAATCGGCGTCGAGTTGCCGATTGAGGTTCTGGCCGCCAATCGTAACGCGCGACGACACGAACAGGAGAAGCTTCAGGCAGAGCTGTATCAGCCATTCGCGATTCATGATGATCTCCGTCCTGTGATCGAGGAAGAAGGACTCAAGCGCCTCACGGACTATCACGCCATCCGCGCCTATCGATCCTCCAACAGGACATTATTGAGATATTGTCCCGCCAGTGTTGCCCGTTCCATCTACGTGACCACGAATGAGTGTCATGGATCGAACCGATCCATACCACAGGGAATTGTGGCCTTCTGTTGCTGGTACGGGGAGTGTCTGGCCGGCATCGTGTACTATAACCATCTGCATCCGGAAAGGCAGACGGCCCGATCCGATTACCTGATCGATTCTCGTTCCGCGCCGGGCATGATATACATGCCCATGGGGTATCTGCCAGACAATCCCATTGTCGTCGAAGGCATCTTCGACGCGCTCGTGTTCCCGCATCATGCCGTGGCCCTGCTTGGTAACCACGTGACCAAGACACAGGCATGGTACCTGCGCAATTCCAATCCGATCCTGCTACCGGATCGGACCGGATCGAAATTCTTTGAAAGCGCCAAGACCTACAACTGGAGCATGTCGATACCCGACTGGAAGTTCAAGGACTTGGACGAGGCGGCGGAAGCGGTTGGGGAATTGGTCGCGGCCCGGGTTGTTCACAACAGCATCATCGACGAACCCAAGCTGGCCGAAATCGCGTTCAAGATGTATCACGAACTGTAATATCAATTGAAACCGGTTGGCACGATTTCTCCGTCGCGTTACAATGGACCCCTTGTACGGGAGAGCACGCATGGTATTGCGCAACACGAAACGGCTACAACGTACGGTGGACCGTTGGCTGTGCAAGTACGATCACGATCTGTTTGCATGTCTATGCGGACTTCAGACCCGAATCGAGACCATGTCCATTATGAACTCCCAATGGCCATACGAGTCATTCTCGGAAGCGGTCGCGGATTTCATTCTATCACCATGGAGGCCCTTCGGCGGCCTGTACAATGAATGGTTGTTCGTGAAATTCATCCTGCTGGTCTCGATCATATCCGACACGGACAACAGGAGCACGGTCGAGGGGTCTGGCACGGAACGAAGAAGAGAGACGTTTGCCATGTGTTACGTCGGGTGCCTGCGAGATGCCGGCGTCAGTCCGGCAACGTTGCAGGCGTTGGTTACCTACATTCAAGGACGACCGGAATTTCAACAGTTCCTGTTCTTCTATGCATTCGTGGAATCCTCCCCGCACACGGATGCGCTGTTTGCGCGCCTGTTTGCATCCGACGATCACATGATGCTCTTCTGACGATGACGGCCGGGTAAATACATTGACAATCACAAGGACCCGCACAAAATGAGAGACCTGATCGATCAAAAGGAAAAGCTGCTGATCGAGTACTGCATCTCCGACCGTAACCTGTTCATCAAGACGTTCCATCTGCTGGACCCGGTTTACTTTGAAAAGCCGCTCAATCAAGTGGTCGGATTCGTTACCGACTACTTCAATCGCTATCATGCCATTCCAACGCCGGATGTGATCAGCGCTGAGACCGGCATAGAGCTTGTCTCCCGGGACTTCGCAGACGGCGAGTACGACTACGCTCTCGACGAGATCGAGCAGCACTGCCAGAATGAGGCGATGAGACAGGCAATCCTGTCCTCGGTCGACCTTCTGCACGAACACGAGTTCTCCTCGATCTTCGAGCGGATACGTCAAGCATTGACCGTCAAGATGGACAAGAAGCTCGGTCTGAGTCTGTTCGATGACCCGGTGGCGCGCCTGTCGAACATGCAGGCGAACTTGGACTCCCGACCCATCGGCATCCCCAAGCTGGATGCCCTGCTGGACAATGTGCGCCGAGGCGAGATCGGCATATTGGCGGCTACGACCGGGGGCGGCAAGTCGATCTGTCTGTCCAATATCGCGCACTACATGGCCAAGCAGCAG